AACCGGCTCGCGTGGTTCGAGAAGTTCGGCAACGACTGCACGGCCATCATCCAGGACGAAGAAGAGCGCCTGGCCGCCCTGCAGAACGGCGGCGCCGTGCCGGCAGAGCAACCCCTGCCGAGCGCGCAGGGCGCGCCGCCACCCCCTCCTGCGGGCCCGCCCGCGCAGATGCCCGCCGCGGCGTGACAGCGGCAAAGAAAGCAGGCGAAACATGACCGAGAAGCGCAATCGAGAGGACTGGAGAGCGCAGGCGCGCCTACTCGGAGTCGATCCGGATGAGCCGGACGACGCCCGGTATTGGAGCGCGCTCGACCGCGCGCAGGGCATCATCGACTCGTTCAAATACCATCAGCCGAACGCCGGGCAGATCGCCCGCATCTCGACCGTGCGGCAAAGCTGCATCGCCTGCGCGCTCACCCTCCTGCAGAACACCCCCGTGGGCGCCGATCAGACGGTGGCGCTCCGGAAGCTGCACGAGGCGATGATGACCGCGAACAAGGCGATCGTAAACGAGGTGAAGGGCATTGGCTGACGCAGCAGCAGCCCCGGCAGCGGCCCCCGCCGCGTCGAGCCCGGCGAAGGCTCCCCCGCCCACGCCGAGCGGCAAGAGCCCCCAGGCCTTCGACGTACGCCTCGCGATCGCGAAAAGCCTCGGCACGCCCGGCAGCCCGAACCCTGCCCCGGTGACGGCCGCGGAAGGCAACATCGACGCCGAGCCGGCAGCGGAAAAGACGGATGGCACGGACGCGGCGGAGCCCGCGGGCGAGACGCCGGCGGAAGGCGCCGAAGCCGCCGCTGCCGAAGACGCGGACGGAGACGCCGCCGCGACGGACGGCGCTGCCGAACCCGCCGAGACCCTGGAAGCGGTCGCCAAGGCGTTCGACGCGGGCGACATCGAGGCGATGGCGGCCGCGCTGAAGAAGGCCGGCATGAAGGTCTCGGGCCCCGTTGCCCGAGCCTTCCGCGCCCACCAGCGCCGGGAGCAGAAAGCCGCCGAACGAGACCGCAAAGCCGAGCAGCGGGACCGGGAGTTCAACGAAGCCCGAGCCAGGGCGCAGCAGAGTCTCGCCGATGACAGCCGGCGCGTCGCCGCGGCCGAGCGGAACCTTTCGCAGAAGTTCGGATGGGCGCTGCAGCTCACCGAAGCCTGGGACAATGACGACGCCCTGGCGCTCGGCAAAGCCCTCGAGCGCGCCTGCAAGGGAGCGTCGCTCGCCACCATCACGCAGCGCCTCGCGAGCGGCAAGACGGGCAAGACGCCCGACGAGCAGCGCCTGGCCGACGAGCGCAAGCGCTTCGAGGAAGAGAAAGCGGCCGAAGCCAATAAGCGGACCCAAGCAGAGGACTCGAAGCAGCGGGCCCAGCAGCGCGAGGCCGCGATGACCCGCGTGGGCGAGTCGCTGAAAGCCCATCCGTACCTGCAGACCACGGGCGCGGACGGAAAGACCGCGCTCGACCCCGAGGCGCTGAGCGAAGTCTTCAGCGCCTACGAAGCCTCCTGGAACGGGGAGAAGTTCACGAAGACGGCGAAGGCCTGCGCCGACGAGCTACAGGAGAAGCTCCTGGCCCGAGCCAAGGCGCGCGGACTCGCGGTGGTGCCTGCGGGCAAGACGCCGCCAGCGGCAACCGGGAAGGCCGGCAAGAAACCGCCACCCCGTACGCTCCGGGAGCCGCCGCGCACCCAGAGTTCGCCCCGGGGCACGCCGCAGAATCTGGAGGAGACGCGCCCGAACCGCATCGCGCAGGCGCGCAGGGTGACCGAGATGCAGCGGCGGGGGGTGCGCTGATGCTCGCGTACGTGCTGACTGCGGCGGTCGCCTTCGTGTGCGGCTATCTCTGGTGCCTGCGGACGTGGAGCGCGTGGGAGATGAAGCCGAAGCAGAAGGTGGGCAAGCCATGAAGCTCCGGGCGAAAAACAATACCCTCTTGCTCCGGCCCGTGTACGAGCCGTGGAAGCGCCTATCGCCGTTGGCTTCGATCGGAGAAGAGATCGCGACGGCCGAGTTCGGCACCGTCAAAGTCCACGGCTCGCAGGCGTACGTGAACACCAAGCCCGGTAACCACTTGGCCTGGGGCGAAGTGCTCGACGTGGGCACGGGCGCGGCTTGGATGCGCCAGCACTGGCCGCCGCACAAGCCGAACCACCGAGATCAGATCCGGGTGGGCGACATCATCGGCTTCGACCAGTGCCAGGAAGTGAGCCTCAAGTTTCAGGGCGAAGATACCTTCTTCGCCCCGTGCGACGCCGCGCTCTGCCGCTTCAACGCCGCCGATCCGATCCCCGTGCCGCTGCAGCACTACATCCTCACGCGGGAAGAAGACGACGCCGGACGGCGGTTCACGTTCAGCGGCGCAGCGCAGAAGTTCCACCTGCCTCGCACCGCGTCCCAGGGCACGATCAAAGTCTCGGACGCGCCGACGAGCCAAGTGAAGTTCGCCGTCGAGCGCGTGGTGGCCGTAGGCCCCGGCGGGATGGGCCATGACGAGATCCGCACCGAGCACTCCACCCACCTCGAAGAACGGCTCGTCGCGGGCGCTCCGGGGGGCGATGCCTCGATGCGGCTGCGGGCCATGGGCATCAGCGCTTTCATTCAAAGCAAGGTCATCGAGAAGCGCCAGGTGCCGGTATGGATCGAGCCCGACCCGCTGGCAGTCGGGCACCTGGCGCTGTTCCTGTTCACGATGAGCGTGGACGTGACGATCGGCGGGGTGCGTCACCGGCTCAGCAATTGGCAGCGGGTCCGAGGGATCGTCGAGGAAGACGAAGCGGACGTCATCGACTCGCTGAAACACCTGGCGCAGAAGGATCCAATCTGGAAGGTGGGCACATGGGCGTGACGGAGATGACGCCGACCGAGATGCAAGCGCGCATCCTCGAGATGGGCGCGGCGATCGACCGGCTCCGGAAGGAGTGCGCCACGTGCTGTTTGCAACTGCTCACCCGGGCGACCTTCGTGGACGACAACGCGGCCCTGGCCGATCTCGAGCAGGGCAAGACGGACCCCGGAGTCCTCGCACTGGTGCGGGACTACCAGGACTTTCCGCTCGACACCTGCGCGCGCTGCGGACGGCCGGCACCCTGCAAGGAAGAACTCGTGGACGGTCCCGATGCGCAGGGGAATGTCTCGTTCGGTCCGGTCTGCGCGTGGGGGTGCCCGGAAGGGGGCCCCGGGTGAGCCTCGCGTTGCCCCCGGACTGGCCCGTGTGCGGCGCGCCGAACCACGACGGCCGCCGCATCGGTCGCCGCTGCCGGGCGCGCGGGGACGGCTGGGGCCAGCGCTGTAGGCACCACGGCGGGCTCGACATCCCCGAAGGGCCTCACGCGGTGGTAGTGAGCCCCGCCGGGATCTTCGTTTGGCGCACCCGAAAGGATGCGCTCGACCCCGCCGAGTCCGCGCGCCAGCGCGTTGCCTGGCGCGTCGCGGCCCTGCTCATCGAGCAGGGCCGAGTCGACCGGGGACTGTTCTTCGGCAAGAAAGGCTCGTCGCTGCTTCGGCGTCTTCGGACCGCGGGCGTCGACGTGCAGCCCCTCGGGCCCGGCGCGCGCACCGCGCTCGGGCTCACGCGCTACGCCTTCCGGCGGCAGGCGCGCGAAAAGGCGGCGTGATGGGACGGAAACTCATCGATCGCGTGGGCAAGGTCTTTGGCCTGGTCACCGTGGAGAGCCGGGCGGAAAATGACGTGGACGGCAAGGCTCGCTGGAACGTGGTCTGCACGTGCGGCGTGCGGCGCCTGATGCGCGGCGACGATCTGAACGCCCGGGCGCCCAAGACGCACGTCGCGTGCAAGAAAGCCAAGTGGGCGGAGCGCGAGAAAGTGCTGCGCGCCGAGCGGAATCGATGAAGAAGAAGGCCGCCCCCAAGCGCGCCCCCAAGCCTGCCCGGCTCGTGAAGCGCGACGTGAAGCGCAAGCGCCGGATGGTCCGGCGCAGCGAAGACGGCGATGGGCTCACGCGCAGCCTGAAGGAAGCGATCGTGGAGGCGATCGTGGAAGACCGCTTGCCGCGAAAGTACGCCGCCACGTCCAACGGCGTGAGCCCGCGCACCCTCGAACTCTGGATCGCGATGGGGGCAGCGGGCACGGGGAGCGCCCTGCACGGCGAGCTCGCGCGCGACGTGTACGAAGCCGAAGGCGCGCACGTGGGCACGCAGATGCGAAACCTCGACGTCCTCGGCAGCGCGGATCCGAAGGCGGCGGTGGCGTTTTTGCAGTTCTTCAAACCGCTGGACTTCGGGGGCAGTCCGCCCACGGGCGACGAGTTCGCCGAGCCTGCCCGCAACGCGCAGCGCCAGGACCTCTTGCTCGACAATCCCCCGCCCCGCATGCTCGCGAAGTTCCGGCAGCACGGCTGGTGGAAGTTTTCCCCCGAACTCGACGAAGAAGATCGGCTCGTGCTGATCGCCATCCAGGAAAAATACACGGCTCTGCCCGGGTTGCCCGAGGCGGGGCCGTGAGTGGCTGCGACCGCGGGTGACCGCAGCTGGACGGAAGACTGGAGCGACTGTTTCAGCGAGTTTCAGCCGCGCTTCGACTTAGGCCAGCACCGGCACGAAAAGCAGCGCCGGGTCGCGGCCGACAAGGCCTGGATCCGCGCCGTGCTCGGCACCCGCCGCAGCGGCAAGACGGAAGAGTTCTGCCTCGAGGCGATTGAAGTCGCCGATCAGTTCCCGGGGGAAATCGTCCCCTACGTCATGCCGCGGGTGATGCGCGACCGGGACATCGTCTACCAAAAGATGAAGGACCTGTCGGAGAAGTTCCGGCTCGGCCTGCACATCAATCGCAGCGAATTCAAGATCTATACGCCGAACGGCGGCTGCGTGCAGATCTATGGGCTCTCGACCCTCGGAGACGCCGAGAAGGGCCGCGGCAAGCGCTTCCCGCTCGTCATCATCGATGAGTGCGGCGCGCAGAACCAAGAGGCGCTGAAGCTCGCCGTCAATGAAACCTTTGGCCCCGCGACGAGCGACTTCCGGGGCCTCGGGGGCCGCGGGCTGTTGCTCGGTGGAACGCCGGGGTACGAGCCCGACTGCTACTGGGAGCAGGTCATCGGAGGCAATAGCCACCAGAGCAAGACGGGCGCGTCCGTGCACTTCATGACCATCTGGGACAACCCCTTCTTTCGGGGTCGCGAGCAGATGATCCTCGAAGCGTACCTGCGGGAACGCAACCTGCCCGCCAATGACGCCGGCTACCGCAGGGAGTGGCTCGGGGAGTTCTGCGCGAACAGCGAAGGGCTCTGCTACCAGAGATACAACGGGCTCATTCTGCCGCGGCATCTCTGCCCGCAGGGCGGCTACACGGTGATGGGCCTGGATCTCGGCAAGCACGATCCGTGCGCCTGGGTGGTCACGCGCTTCGTCATCAGCGAAAGCGTGCTCGAAGACCCCGTGCACGGCGACGTGCTCCGGAGCATCCACCACGGCCACATTCTCGCGAGCTACGAGAAGAGCGACTGCGGGGTGGAGGAGATGGCCGCCATCACGCGCAAGCTGAAGGAGGCCTACGGCGTGAGCCACATCGCGGGCGACTCCGCCGGGCTCGGCTCGACCATCATCGAGGACCTGAACAAGGTGTACGGGCTGCCCATCGTGCCGGTGAAGAAGAGCCCGGTGAAGGTCGGCGCGATCTGGATGGCGGACAGCATGTTCGGGGCGGGAACCTTGTTCGTGCACGAGGGCTGTTTCAGCTTGGTGCGCCAGCTGCGGAGCGTCCCCTGGGACGACAAGCGCCGGGGCCATCACCCGAGGTTTCCCGACCACTCCCTCGACGCGATGCTCTACAGCCTCACCCTCTCTCGGCAGCATTCGCTCGACACCGAAATCCCCGCCGAGCCGGGCAGTCCGCGCTGGTACGAAGAACAGCAACGGCGCGACGAAGAAGCCGCGCTCGAGTACGCGAGGCTTCGCAAGCTCGGGTTGGCTGCGTGAAATGTCGATCGTGCTTGCCATCGCGGCCGCGCTCGTTTAGCCAGATCAGCGGGGTCTGCACCTGGGGATGTCCCCCCCCGTTCCTGGGTGCGGACCCGGCTACTATTGTGGGAGGCGAGCCGGGTGGCATTTCACGTAATCATCGATCCGTTGCTAGACGACGGGGTCACGGTCGAGCAAATCGCGGACGCGATGCGGGCGCTCAAACCGGCGACGATCAAGGTGGACTGCTCGGGTTATGGGCAGCACGTGCTGCGCGATCTGCAGCAATTGCACGGCATCCCCGCCACCGCGCTCGAAAAGCGCGAGCGGCCGCAACTGCTCGAAGTCCAGCGCATCTCGGAACTCAGCGCCGAACTCGCGAAGCAGAAGGCCGAGCGCGAGCAGCAGGACCTCGAACTCCGGCTGCTCCGCGAGCACCAGAAACAACTGCGCATCCTGATCGAGAGGCTCGATCGGGACTACTGAACCCCACACCCGAAAGCGAGGCCCCTCATGGGCGGCGGAACCTTCAGCACGAACGACTACCGGACCTACTCGAGCAGCGTCCGGAGCAAGAGCCAGGAAGAGATCTATACCAGCCGAGCGATCGACCCCCTGCTCGATCCGAAGGGGGTAACGCTCCGGGAGTCGCGGGACAGCGCGGACAACCCGCTCTCTACCCCCATCATCGTGGCCCTGGACGTCACGGGCAGCATGGGCGCCATCGCGGTCGAGATCGCGAAGTCGGGGCTCGGGACGCTGTTCCAAGGCATCTTCGACCGCAAGCCCGTCAGTCACCCGCACCTGATGTTCATGGGCATCGGGGACGCCCTGACCGATCGGGCGCCGTTACAGGTCTCGCAGTTCGAGGCGGACAACCGGATCGTGGGACAATTGACGAAGCTCTGGCTCGAAGGCAACGGCGGTGGCAACAACCACGAAAGCTACGACTTCGCCTGGTACTTTGCCGGCCGGCACACGGCCCACGACAGTCTGCAGAAGCGCGGTAAGCGCGGCTACCTGTTCACGGTGGGCGATGAAGAGCCGCCCCAGGTGCTCACGCGCGACCAGCTGCAGAGGGTGCTCGGCGCGGCCCCCGAAACGGACTGCCCGAGCCGGCAGAGCCTCACCGAAGCGCAGCGGCTCTATGACGTCTTTCACGTCGTCATCGAGCAGGGCAATTACTGCAAGGGCCACGACCACCGGGTGAAAGCGACCTGGCGCGAACTGCTCGGGCAGAGGGTCATCCACCTGGCGGACTACACGCTGCTCGCCGAGACCGTGGTGAGCGCGATCCAAGTCGCCGAAGGCGCCGACCACGCGAGCGCCGCGACGGGCTGGGGCGGCTCTCCTGGCGCGCAGAACATCATCGGTAGAGCGGTCTCGTCGCTGCCCCGCGGCGTGCCCGCTCCGCGACAACTCGGGACCTGATGCGCGCGCGGGCGGTCCTCGGGGCGTCTTTCGGGGACGAAGGCAAGGGGCTCACCGTCGACTACCTCTGCGCCCGAGGCGGCGCGGGGGTGGTCGTGCGCTTCAGCGGCGGGGCCAACGCGGGCCATACCGTCATCACGCCGGAGGGGGACCGGCACGTCTTTCGCTCGGTCGGGTCGGGGGCTTTCTCGGGCGTGCCCACGTTCTGGTCGCCGTTCTTCGTCGTGAACCCCATCGCGATCCTGATGGAGCTCCGGCAGCTCGATGCGCTCGGGGTACGCCCCGAACTCTACGCGAGCCCCGAGTGCCTGGTCACGACCTTCGCGGACATCCTGATCAACCAGCGCCTGGAAGACGCACGGGGCTCGGGTCGTCACGGCTCGACGGGCATGGGCCTGAGCGAGACGATCGAGCGGAGCCGCATCCCCGAACTCCGGATCACGATGGCGGATCTGTTCAATGGGGCCCGCGTCGCGGACAAGATCGGGGAGATCTGCGAGCGCTACGCGAGCTTCCGGACGGGCAAGCCCATCGCCGAGCCCTTGATGAGCGAGACCTTCGTGAAGGCCTGCCAGCGGCTGCCGGAAGTGGTCTTCCCCGCCGGCATTGGCCAGTGCAAGGATCCGCTGTTCGAGGGAAGCCAGGGGCTCTTGCTCGACCAGGACAATCGGGAGTTCTTCCCGCACGTGACGCGCAGCCATACCGGCCTGAAGAACGTACGGGCGCTCTGCGCGCAGGCCGGCATCGAGGACATCGAAGCCTACTACGTGACGCGGACCTATCTCACGCGCCACGGCGCGGGGCGGCTGCCGGGGGAAGATCCGAGCCTCGACTACGAAGACGACACGAACGGGGAGAACGCCTGGCAGGGGAAGATCCGGTTTGCGCCGCTCGATGTCCCGAGCCTGCTCGAACGCGTGCGCGGCGATGCCCGCGGCAACGGCATGTCCGACGATCGGGACGTGCACCTGGTGGTCACCCACCGCGATCAATGCAAATGGGACCCGCCGAGCCCCATTTCCTGGCGGCTTCCCACGCTGAGCAGCTTCGGCCCGCGCCGGCAGGACGTGCAACGGGAAGGGGCGTACGGATGAAGCAGAAGGGCGCCCACGTGGTGGTCGACACGCAAACCAGCGAGTGGGTGTGTCTGCACTGCGGCGAGCGGCGCGCTCCGCCGCCGCTGCCATTGCTTCTGAAGATCTGGCTCAAAAAGCTCAAAGGCTTCCTGCTGCTGCACCAGGACTGTCCGGCGCCGAAGAACTCGGGGAAGGAGAACGGCTAGTGCGCTTCCGCGAGATCGACGCGCTCGGCTACTTCAGCACGCGGCTATTGGGACAAGTGGCCCTGCCGAGCGTGACGGCGGCGGCGCAGCAGCGGGAAGAGCGCATCCGGGCAAAGCTGAGCCAGCCGGCGCCGGGCACTGCCGAGCGCATCCGGCGCATCATCGAGGACAACACTCGCCAGCTACTCCGCGGCGCACTCGAAACCAGCGTCGTGGCGCTCCGGGTCTGCGCCTGTGCGCGCATGGTGCCGGAGAGCGAGTGGGTTTACCCCTACGACTGCTGCCCGGATTGTGCGGAACGCGCGATGCAGGCGGCGGACAACTGGCGCGAGGCGTGGTTTGAGAGGGACCGAGAGCGTCTCATCGCCGTGCAGGAGGATTGATGGCAGAGCCGGCAAAGAACCCCACCCGCCTCGAGCGCGCCGAAGCCGCGTTCGCGGACAGTTGTAAGCGCCGCGAGCCCCCGGAAGATCCGCAGCTCCGCGTGCTGGAAGGCCTGATGGGCCGCCCGAGCGTGACGACCCCAGAGGGAGAGCGGCGCTTTCTGAACGTCGAAGACGAGTTCGAGCACCTGCGGCTCTGGGCCGTGCTCTACGCGGCGAGCCGCCATCCGCTGCTCGAGGCGTGCTCGCTGTTCGACGTCTTCCGTCCGATGGCGTTCGGCCCACAACTGCGGCGCGATGTCTGGCAACTCCGGCTGCGGATGCGCGCGCCAGTGCCCGGCAAGCAACTCGACTTCACGGGCGCGATCGAACTCGACCCGCGGGAAATCTACCAGGCCCGCCCGGACGTTTGGTTTGCCGCGATGCAGATGACGGTCCAAGGCTGGCTCACGGACGCCGAACGGAAGATCGCGAACGAACTGGATGCACACGATGGCTGACCCGGCAGAGCAAGAGCAAAACACCGTCACGATCCTGTATCGCTGCGGGTGCCTGTATCGGCAGTGGCAAGAGAACGGCCCCGCCGACACGCGGCGTCTGAACCACCGCTGCGAGAAACACGAATGGACCCCGCCCTGGCTCAGCGAAGACGCGGGGCTGCCCCGAGACCGCCGGGGCAATGTCGCGTGGGGCGAGACCGCAGATCTCACGATGAAAGGACGGGAGCGCGAGCGCGATCTGCCCGCGTGGGCGCAGAGTCGGCTCTTCTCTCTGCGGCAGGAAGTCTGGACGTGCCAGCGGGCCCTGCAGCACCGAAACCAACGCCTGAGTGCCATCAAGCACCAGCTGCGCGCGTATCAGCGGATGTTTCTCCAGTCGATCGGTGTCACGCCTCCCCCGGAGCAATCATGACCACGCTGCGCGTCGAAGTCGGCCGACACTGCGGCACCACCGTCGAAGACGTGGTGCGGGGGCTGCAGCAAGCCGGATGCATGAAAGACATCGAGATCGTTCCGAACGCCGGCAGCGAGTGGATCCCGATCGAGGAACTGAAGCGCGCGCTCGAAGCCGAACTCTTTCACGTGGAACTCGTTCCCGATCCGCCCCCGCCGGCGTTGCCCTGGTGGCGCTGGCCCCTCACTTGGCCGCGGCGTGTGTACTACTGGGCCCGCAGGGTCGTGCTCCGGGAGAGCTTCACCGAGCAATTGGCGCATGCGTTCTACCGGGACACGAGCGCCTGGGAAGACATTGCCACGCGCGAAAGCCCGATGCTCCGGAAGGTGCGCACTGACTCGGAAGACGAGCAGTGACGCACTGGCAGTCCATCATCGAGCGCGCGGCCTACACGCGCTTCTGCAAGACGGGCAGTCTCGAGCCGTTCCGGCTGAAGAACAACGACCTTTGGGCGCTCGCGCGCCAGGTGGGCGGGGTCCCCGAGGGTACCGCGTGGAACGACGTGCTGCGCGTGCAGGTGCGCATCCCCGTGCCCGCGATCCGCGACGGGGTGGTGGTGCTGGTGGAAGAGTGGACGGGGCCGTGAGCGGTTGGAACTGTATATCGTGGACGGGTTGTCCGGCAGCGCTCGCGTGCATCCACTACCTGGAGGAATATCCCGAGCGGGTGACGGCGCTTTGCCGAGCGTGCTCGAAGGCGAAGATCCGCATCGACGCGCGGAACGCTGCTGCGAAGCACCCACGCCGGAGGAAGGCTAGGTCGTGAACCGACGAGCGAGGCGCGCGCAGGACGCGCAAATGCGGCGCAGCAATGCGGAGTGGCCGGAAACGCTGGTCGATGTGCCCGAGAAGGACTGGCCGCCGGCGCGCCCGGGTTATCCTCGCCCGGTGCGGCTCTGGCGCAGCCGGCACTTCCTGGTGCAGCTCTATACGGAGGGAGGCATCGAGTACGGCGTGGACGGCATCGAATGCCAGCGGCTCACGATAAACCGCACCACGCTCGATGCCGAGGGGAACTGGGACGCCGATATCTCCTGG